AACGAAGATTCACCATGTTTTAGACTACTTCCTTACTCTTGTGATAACGCACATAGAACAATTAGAATAACAACAGAGCAAAAAGGATATTTTGAGGGAGGTTTTGACTATACCGGATTGAGTTATGACCTAGACGGTGAGATAAAAACAACATGGAGACAAGAAATAAGGCTATGGGGGAGGTTCTTTAGAAGTACAAGACGTTTAGAGACAGATAATATTGTAACTAAAGACAGAGGACAGGAACAAATACAAGCTCAAACGGTGAAAGTATTTAGTTTATTACTTGATACTATACAGCCGAACGTTAGTAATCGTATTTTAGACGATATGTTATTAGCTCCGGAGGTTTATTTGAACGACTACAATATAAACGGGCAGACGGTAGAAAATAATGAAAGAGTTACTTTAACAGGATTAGGTGACCCAGTTATAAACTCATTAAGTAGAGAGGAATTTTACAACATAGAGTTAGAAGAGTTCTTCCAAAATAATTTACATAGATATAAATAATGGCTAAAAAATTAGGAGTATTAAGTTTTAGAGTATCTGGTGTAGAGGTTGACGCTTATAGCGGTGTTTCAAGTTTTACAACTGATTCAATAGATTTTTCAGACTATTCTAAGGCTTGGGTAGTTTATTTGGATAGTACGCATTCGGCTGGCTCTCCATCTGTAACAATAGAAATAAGTGATGATGGTGCAAACTGGTTTAATTATGTAGATGATGCCGTTAATATTGTAATACCATGCAGTATTGGAGAAAGTAAATTTTATCCTAAATTAATGAGGTTAAATTATACGGCTAATTCAAGTAATGGAGATGTAACTTTTAAATACAATCAGATAGATGAGTAATTATATCAATTTAGATAAGTCTTTTATTAGCTCAATAGATGGAAATTACATTGATTTAGATAAGATAGATTTAGATATTAATGTTACAGGTGAAGATTATCACTCAGGATATTATGACATTATATCAAGCGAAGAGATAACAATAGAAGATAGAAAACAAATGACAAATTGGGGAGGTTTAATAGTTGACGGTATATTAAACGTTGACGGGCAATTAATTATTGAAGCATGAGTTACATAAGATTAAATATACAAAGCGCAGCGGGACTAGGTACACCGCCAACGGGTAAATTTTACGAGTTTTTTGATTCTGATAATTTAGATTCAAATGGAAAAGCAACTTTTACTACTAGAGATGATGCTGGAAATGATACAACGTACTTAGGAGGCGGTGCTTCATTTGTGGAAAGTGTAACGGGGGACGGTGTAGATAATACAGACCCAGTATTAAGCTTTCCGGATGCTGATGAAGTAGACGATACCTCAACTACAAACAAGTTTGCAACTCAAGAACAGTTAGACCAGATAGCGACTAATGTTACAAACATAGGTACAAATGCATCTAATATACTTTTAAAAAGAGATTTAACAGCTCAGAAAAATAGTATTGAAGATGATGGAGGGGATTTACAATTAGTTGGAGATGCAGCAAGCCCAGGTAATAGTCAATACTACGGTACGGATAGTTCAGGCGTAAAAGGCTGGCAAGCACTATTAAGTTTTAATATTGATTTAGATAGTGCTGAAGCTTCAGTATCTAGGGTTTTTGCTGGTGGTCGTACCACTTTTACAATAACACACAATCTAAATACTTTGGATTTAATAGTACAAGTTTTTAGGCTTTCAGATGGAAGGGGTATAAATTGGAGAATCGAGCGAACAGGAGTTAATACAATAGAAGCAAGCCGCGCGGGAACGGTTGCAAATGGACAATTTAGCCTGTCAGACCAAAGCGGTTTGTACATGAATAGTACGACAGGCAATTTAAGCGTAGATGGTGGAGATATTGCTGGAGGTGGTGATATGTTAGAGAGTACATACGACCCTAACGCGGTTCAGGATGATGCCTTTGATTATGCTAATTTTTTAGGAACCTTTCAAATTAAAGGCCCTTCAACTTCAGTTAATTTATCTTCTGACCTTAATAATGTAAATGTAAACGGCTTTAATATAGTTAATTTATCTTCAGGCTCACAAGATAGAAGGATAACAGGAATCGTTGCGCCATCTTCTGGAGTAAATAGGGTAATCTGTTTTTTTAATACAAATAGTAATTTTAGAATAAAGTTTGTACACCAGAGCGGCAGTAGTTCAGCCAATAATAGAATAGTTTTAAGAGGCCAATCAGGGACAAGAAATTTATTGCAATTTCAGCAAGCTTTTGCAATTTACAATCATGTCATTAATAAATGGTACATAACAAGAATAGCATAATATGAGACAATTTTATACAGACCCAGACGGAGCAATAGCATTTGAAGAAACAGCCCCAGTAGGGTACACATTAGCTACAGGAGTTGAAAAGGAACTACTTTGGTTTGCCAAATATGAAGAAAGAAGAGAGGATGGTCAAACGTATTACACTGAAACTCAGGTTGATTTATACAACTCTATATTGGATGGTACTTATACCAGTGTAGAGGTTTTTGATTTTGAGAGCTACACATCACAATTAGCTGACCAGATATTTAAAGGCGATTGGTACACAGCTCAAACAACTTGCAGCGATTTACCAACCTCTGGCATATTTGATACGGTAAAAAAAGCAGAGATTCAAGCAGAAATAGATGACTACGTAACTAACAACTACTAATGGCAGAAGAAGTAAAAATAGTAATTGATGTTGAAGGCGGTAAGGGCTCTCAAACGGTTAAAGAATTTGGTAAGGATTTAGAGAAGGCGTCTAAGTCAGGAGATAAACTTGCGGACTCAGTAAAGAAAACGGACACCGTAACGATAGATGTACGTCAGAAGTTAAGAGACTTACAAAACCAAATGGCTGAAATTGGCGACGTTGGTTCTGCTGAGTTTCAACAATTAGCCGCTGAAGCTGGTAAATACAAAGACCAGATGAATAATGCCAACGCTGCGATTAAAGCAATGTCGGCAGATTTTCCTAAACTACAAGTAGGAGTTCAAGCACTTCAAGCAATGGGGGCGGCCGCTCAGACTGCCATGAGTGTACAGGCTTTATTAGGTACGGAAAACGAAGAGGTGACAAAGACCATTCAAAAGATGATAGCCGTTCAAGGCGTTATGAATGGCCTGCAATCTGTTGCTAATTTACTATCAGATGAAAGCGCAATAGGTTTAAAGATTAGAACTATAAACACCAATCTATTTACCAGGGCAACAGTAGCACAAGCAGTTGCAACAGGTAAAGCGACAACCGCACAAAAGATAATGAACGCTGTCATGAAGGCTAATCCTATAGGGTTAATCATTACTGGTATAACGGCCTTAATTGCTTTGTTTGCTGTATTAGGCAATAGTGTTGAGTCTGTTGGCGATTTCTTTATCTGGCTTAGAGACATGGCTGTTGGTGCTTTAAATTCAGTTTTAGAGTTCTTTGGTGCAGAAGCGGACGCGATTAAAACTAACTCAATGTTAGAGCGTGAAGCATTTGAAGAGAGAACACGCAAACAAGAGGAGATAGCCAAACAACACAAAGCAAGATTAAACGACTTACAAGAAGAGAGAGACGCTTTAGAGGCAAAGCATAAGAACGACCAAGAAGACTTTGATTTTCAAATAGAGGTTAATAATCTACTTGGTAAAAGTTCAAGAGAATTAACTAAACAAAAACTTCAAGATAATATAGACTTTAACAAAGAACAGTCTAGGATAATCAACGAAATGATTGCCGAATGGACAGCCTACTACGAAGATTTGTTTGTTCTATCTGGTAAATCACGAGAAGATTTTATTGCCCAGATGAAAGGTCAAGGTATTGACTTGGAGGCATTGTTAGCAGAATCTCAAGAACTACAAGAAAAAGCCAACAACGCTATTATACTTTCCGAGGCTAAAATGATTGACTTTCAAATCAAAGGTTCTAAGAAAGTAGCTGATACTAAGGAGATGATTGATAAGGAGTCTAAGAAAAAACAAGTAGACACACTATCAAAATTTCTAGAGGAAAAAGAAAAGTTAGAAAATGAGTTTTTAGATTCTCAATTAGACAAACAAACACAAGAAGAGAATGCTGTAAGAAACAAATATTTTAGCTTAATAGAACAGGCGCAGCAATTCGGAGAAGATACCGCTATTCTAGAGGAAGCTCAATTAACAGCTTTAGCAGAAATAAGAGACAGATTTGCTCAAGAAGAAAAAGAAAAACAAGAGCAAATAGACCAAGAGCGAGAAGAAAAAAGAAGGGCACAAATTCAAAGCGCAATAGATAGTGCAGAGAATTTAGTAAAAGCTGCGGAAAGCATTAATACGATATTCCACTCTAAAGAACTACAACAGAATAAATGAATTGAATGAGTTTGCAATAGAAAAAGATATTGCAGGAATTAAAGAAAAAATAAAAAACAAAAAAAAATTAAGTGATTCAGAATTAAAAAATTTAGAGGAGTTTAATAAAAGAAAATTAGCTTCTGAGGGTGAGCTAACAAAAAAAGAATTAAAACTATTACAGCAACAAGAAAAAAGAAAAAAAGCATTTGCACTAGCTCAAGTAGCCATAGATACAGCTAGAGGTATTAGTGCCGCTGTTGCTGCGGGTGCTGGTTTAGTATTCCCCGCCAACTTAGCGGCTATCATTTCAGGAGTTTCCGCTGTTCTTTCAGGAGTAGCACAAGCCACTAAAATCCTTGGTTCAGGCTCTAGCATTGATGCAGGCGTTGCAAGTGACACGGCAACAATAGAAGAAGCCGCCGGAGGAGCAACACAGAACGCGCCTATTGATACAATTCAAGAAGGTAGTACACTATTAAATGAACAGCCTAATCAAGTAGTTGTAGTCGAGGCAATAACAGAAGGAATTAAAAGTGTAGACGTTATTGAACAGCAAGCAACTTTTGGATAGGTTACAAAATCAATTCAACATTATATTATAAAGTATGGAATTAATAGAATTAGAAATAGCAGACGGGGAGCAGTTGGATTTTCAAGTTGCTTTAGTAGACCACCCAGCAATCGAAAGCGATTGGATTGCGTTTGATAAAGTTAAACAACAATTTCAAGTTCAATCAAAAGATAAAAGAATTGTGAGTGGTTATGCTATGATAGCAGATTTACCAATATTTAGAAGAGACAACGAACGTGGAGAGTATCATGTGGTCTTTAGAAAAGAATCAATTCATAAGATTGCTTTAAACTTCATGAGAAATGGCTTAACTAAGAACACAAACTTAGACCACAAAACAGGAGCTTTTCAAGATGGTGTTTATGTTTTTGAATCTTTTTTAATAGACTCAGAGAGAGGAATAAAAGCCCCAGATAAATTTAATCAAGAGGCTGATGGTTCTTGGTTTATATCTATGAAAGTAGAAAATGACAAGGTTTGGAAATCTGTATTAGATGGAACGTTTAAAGGGTTCTCAGTAGAGGGATTATTTCAAGAGAATTTCACTACTCAGTTAGAATCAATATTTAAGAAATACGCTAAATAGGTTACAAAATTAAAACAGGAATATATTATAAATAAAAGAAATTAATAATTATGAGTTTAAAAGAAGATGTTTCAAGTCTGCTTGCAAAGTTCAACTTAAATAAATCTGACATTGTAGATGATACAAAAGAAGAAGTTAAAGTAGAATCTAAAGTAGAGTTTGACAGAGAAAAATTTGAAGACATTGCTTTATTAGACGGTACAATGATTATGGTAGAACCTTCTGTTGAAGTTGGAGCTGCTGCTGTTGTAATGGCTGATGAGATTGCTCAACCTTTACCTGTTGGTGAATACGAACTTCAAGACGGTAGGATTATCGTAGTTGAAGAGGCTGGCTTAATTGCTGCTGTTAATACACCAGGAGAAGAAGAGGAAGAAGTAACTGAAGAGTTATCTGAAGACGATAAAGTAAAAGAAGCAAAAAGAATTATTGAATCAATCGTAACTGAAAAAGTATTTAAAGAGGCGGTAGCTGAAGAAGTACAAAAGGAAACGGCAAAATTCAATAAGCAAGTTGAGGACTTAACAGACGCACTTTCTAATGAGAAGGCTGAGAAAGTTGAGTTTATGACAGAGGTTTTATCCCTATTTGAAAAACTAGGAGAAGAGCCAAAAGAAAAGCCGGTACAGGCAAAACAAAAAGCATTCGGACAAGAGAAGCCGAAGAATTATTTTCACACAGAAATTAAAGCAAAAAAATAAATTATGGCATTTGATTTAACAGCCTTATCGGCTTACATTGAAGACCAAGACTTTCCATTAATCGCACAAATGCAAGCGGTTGGAGGTTTGGCAGAGAGAGCAAATATCCAAACAGGGATTAAAGGTTCTTCTCATTTACAATTTTTATCTACTGATGTTGTTTTTCAGGCTGATGCTTGTTCAAGAACTGGAGCAGACACAACTACATTTACACAAAGAACTATCACAGTTGGAGCAATCCAAATCAATGAAGACTTATGTGTTAAGGATTTAAACGGATTCTGGACACAGACAATGGTTCAAAAAGGTGCAGCAGGTGAAGAAGTTATCCCTGGAGACATTGAGAGAGTTTGGATGGAAAAGAAAATGAACGCGGTTCAGAATCAATTAACTATCTCAGACTTTCAAGGAGATACACTTTCAGGAACTAATAACTTATCATACTATGACGGTCTATTAAAGATTGTTGATGCTGATGGTACAACTGTTGCAGGTAATACTGGTTCTGTTGCGGCTATCACTTCAGCAAATGTTTTAGATGTTTTAGATGATATGTGGGCATTAATTCCAGATAATATCTCGGAAGCTACAGACTTAACTTTATGGGTTCCTACTTCAGTTTATAAAAATTATGTTATTGCACTTAAAAACGCAAACTTATTTCACTTTAAAGGTGAAGACGGGATTGAGACATTATACGGAACATCAGTAAGAATCCAAAAGACTGTTGGTTTACCAGGAGCGGCTGGAGATGAAAGAATGATTCTTACAAGAGATTCAAACATTACTATCGGTATGGATGGAGACTCAGATGAAGACAACTTAGATGTATGGTACTCTAAAGACGACAGAGTTAACAAGATGAATATTACTTTCAAAAGAGGAGTTCAATATGCATTTGGTAATGAAATCGTTGAGTACACTTCAGCATAATTAATAATATTAGGGGGTGAGATTCCCCCTTTTTTAAAACTTTAAATTATGGCAGTAGCACCATGTCCCTTAACACAGGGATTTACATACGAATGTGATGACAGCATTGGAGGTATTAAGCAGGGTTCAATCTTAATTGCTCCTTGGGTTAATATCACAGCTAAAACAATAACAGCCGGAGAAGTAACATCATTAACTCAAGAAGCTGCAACAAGCTTTTATAGATATGAGGTTAAAAAGAATATCGCTGGAGCAGTTACAACCGAGAACCATGACCCTTTGTTGGGAACTACGTTTGAAGAAACTGTTCTTAGTTTTATGATGAATAAACTATCTAATGTTAAGAATGTAGAACTTAAGTTACTTACTTCTAATCCAGTAGTAGTTATCTATCAAGACCAAAACGATATTTACCATATCATGGGATTAGATAGTGGAGCGGAAAAGATGGGAGGAACAAACGGTTCTCAAACAGGTGTTTTAGTTGGTGAGCAAAATGGTTATCAATTAGCATTCACGTCACAAGAAAAAAACTATCCTTACACTGTTGATGCAACAGTTGTTTCAGGGTTAACTATAGCATAATAACAAAGGGGTTTTTATTCTTAGGAGTAAACCCCCTTTTTTGTATATTTACATTATGGAATTAAGAGAAGAATGTATTGGTAATGTTATGACGGCAAAAGCCAAAAACGGCATGACGATAACGCACACCATTGTAAATGATAAAAGAATGTTCAAGCACTATAAAGAATTAGGCTTTGACATCTTTAAATCAAAGAAGAAAAAGAGTGAATCTACAGAAGGCAACGACTAATAATAACGTACCTTTAACGCTTGCAGAAGATACAACTTTAAGCAATCCGGTATATTTATTTGAATGGCAGAACGACCAAACAAAAGTAAAATACTATGCGATTTGTCAAGATGTATCTGTAGCAGGCCCAGCGAGAGAAAGAAGTAATCTATTCAATATTACATTAGGAGTAGACGACCCTTTAAACTCTTCGCTTATTTTGGGTAATGTAGGAAGGTACCATGTAACAGTTTGGGAGCAAACAAGTACAACCAATTTAGACCCTGCACTTGCTGAAAATGTAGTACACAGAGGAACCTGTAACATCTTTAATGATGAGGTTTCTCAATATAACGCACACCAAATAACAATAACATACAAAGCTCATGTCCCGACATTATAATTATTTTCTAGGTAGAAGCGGAAAGTTGATGGATTTTGCCGCTCATAAAGTTCCTGAGTTCAAAGAAGAAAAGGGTAACGATTGGGTTGTATGGGGCTATGATAAGGAAGATAGAACCTGGAGAAACCGATACGGGGATTATTTAATATGGCTTTATAATTCAAGTGCTAAGAATAACGCTATTATCAACGGCAAGAATACTTACATTGTTGGTGAAGGTTGGGGTGTAAATTACAAGACAGAGGAAAAGAAACAAGACTTAAATACTAAGTTAAAAGCACAAGCATTTATAGCAGAGTTGGAGTCTTCTAAAATAACAAGGGACTTATCACTTGATAGAGTAATATTTGGAGGGTTTGCGGCTCAGATGATACCTAATAAAAAGGGAGATTCTGGAATGGCTCACCATTTAGATTTTAGTAAAATTAGAGTTAAGAAAAAAGAGTATAACGAAGACGGCACAGTTAAGCCTAGGGTGTACGCTTATACTTGTGATTGGTCAAATAGAAAGCCACAAGATAACCCAGATTTTCAAATCTTTCATGAGTTTCCTTGGGACTGGTCAGAATTAGATAATGAT